GTCCATGTTTGACCAGTTGGAACAGTCACAGAAATTCCATTATTTACAGTAATAGGGCCTGCACTCATTGCATTTTTGCCTGTAGAAATCGTATAATTTGTGGTCACAGTTTGATCATTTTCATAAAAAACTTTATCACTACCTCCACCAACAGGCATACTAGAACCACCACTAGCAGCAGCCCAACTTAAAACTCCACTTCCATTAGATACCAAAGCATAACCAGACACTGCTGCGTCTGTAGCTGGCAGTGTCCAAGTTAAACTAGAAGCAACAGTTGCCGGTGCTTGAAATCCTACATAATGTGAACTGTCAGAATCTGCAAATCTTAAATCTGTTTGAGCTTGTAATGTTAAACCGTTCTGATCAAAAAAACTTTTTTCTGTACCACCAAAAGTTAAGCCAATTTGATTACTACCTTTCCTAAATAAACCAGTTGTTGTGTCACCTAAATGAACTGATGGTGCTGAAGCCGAAGCATTAGGTAGACCTAAAACACCAGTTAAAGTTCCCCCTGTTAAAGGTAAAAGCCCTAAATTAGTTTGACTTACATTTCCAATTGTAATAAAAGCTGAGTTTGCAGAGTTTCTTATTTTAAGTAGATTTGTATCTGAATCTATATGAGGCTGAAAAGCTGCCAGATTTGCTGTTCCTGACGGATCTCCTGAAGCACTGTTTAAAGTTCGTATAGATTCAAAAACATCTTTAATTGCTGTTCTTACAGCAGCACCAGTTCCATTGGCTGGACTAAAATTACTTGATGATTCTTTTCCTGTTGAAGATACTCTTGACATTAATTAATTTAACCTCCACGACCATATCCTACAGCCGAATAGCTGAAATTTCTATCAACTGAAGCATTTGATGAATTTTTAAAAGTTATTCTAAAACCAGTACCAGTTATATTAGTGATCTCAAAAAAATCTCCACTGGCCATATTTTGTGCTGTTATTCCAATACTTGGAGGATATGTTGATGTACTTCCACCTATTGCTGAAGTTCCTGTAAAGAATGGTGCAGCAAAACTTACATCTTTTGCGCCTGCACCAGAAGCAATTAAAGTTGTGCTTTGTTCTGTTCTGGCCTGTAAAAAAGCATCAACTCCTAATTCTTGAATAAGAATATTTTCATTTGAATCTAAAGTTTCTATTTCTGTTTTAAAATCAAAACCTCTAGCCCTAAATGTTCCGCTTTGAAATTTACTAAAAGATGTATAAGTTGGAGAGCTTGAAGGATCGTCTGTTGTTGTTCTTACAAGTAAAGCTGCATTAACTTTTTCACTTGCTGCTCCATCAAAATTAACTCTGGCATCTAAATCAGGAATAGAATCAAACAAATCAGAAACATTTGCAGAAGTTGATATGATATGAGATTTTATTTTTAAAGAGAAAATAGCACCCAAATCTAAAACATTTGCAAAAGTATATGAGCCAGAAGAATTTGTAGCTGGATTAGTAAGAGTTAGCTGATTTGAAGATACACTTGTATTTGTTTTTGTACCACTAAAAGCAGTTTGTTCTCGTATTGCTGGTAAAGATAATTCTTCTCTTAAAGATGGAATTGTAAAAATAACACTAGCTTCCCCATCACTGAAGTTACCTTTCAAATCTTGAAATTTTACAACATATTCCCCAGATTTTGCTGGAACTGTTGCCTCTGTTGAAATTCCAGAAATTGCTTCAACAATATCAGTTGAATTAGAAAATGTACCAGATCCGTCAACTCTAGGACTGTGCCTTATATATACCTGTCCTCCAAACTTAACATCTATTGAAGTTGTCTGAGTCCATCTAAGTCTTACTTGCTCATCATTAATTGGTTCAAGAGTAAGGTTTTGAACATCTTCTGGAAGTGCTGAAAAACCATCTGCAACAAAAGGTAAAGTGGCCGCTGTAGCTGATGGTTCTCCTAAAGCATTATAAGAAAAAACTTGAAACTCATAATTACCTTGATTTGTATTTAAAAGTTCTAAATTGCTTGAGGTTGTTTCGATCTGTTGAAAATCTCCATCCTCATATTTATAATAAAGTCTATATTTGGATGCTCCTGTTACGTTTTGCCAATCAATAATTATTTTTGTAACTGCTCTTTTATTAATTTCTACAAGTTTTTCATCTGCCCTTAAACCTGTAGGAGGTTGTTTAATTTCAGTTAAAGTTGAAGTTGATTTTGTTGGTAACGGAGTTCCGTCTTCAACAAAATCATATTTGCCAGAGTCATGACTTAGTGCCGTTATGTCGAAAGTTTTATTTTCATTTTCTTTAACTGTTAAAACTCTCCATGTTGTAGTTGTAAAGCTAGGTGTTTCTAAAATGTATGTTGAATTAGGGTTAGGAGTAGTCGAAAAAGCTTGAGTTATAGTTACAACATTATTACTAACATTTTCTATATTTCTAGTTTCAATAGTATTGTCTGGCAGAATACAAGAAATTGTAGGAGAAGAAGAAATTGAGGGTATATCTGTATTACTAAAATTGTCTAAAGTAACAGTTAAATTATTAACAGAACTTATTTTTCCACCTCTTCTAACACCACCTTTAAGAGAGTCTGATATTTCGATAATGTCACCGCATCTGACAGTAACACCTGCATCTATAGTCGTAGTAAAGCCAACCGTTTCTCCAGAGTTTTGTTCATTATATAAAAACCATTTCCCAAATCTTTGAGCTTGACCTCTTGAGGTTGTACCATAAGAATTAATATTTTTAGTAACGACACCATACTTAGCTTGTGTTGTGGCATCAGCTTCAACTGTTTCAATATCTATGTCTTGCGTTTCCATGTCAAAATAAGAAACATTTATAACTGTATGCCTAGTTTTTAAACTAGAACCAAAATATGTAAAACCTTCTGCAGTCACAGAAGCATTAGTAAATAAAAAAGTAGATGATTTTGGAGAGTCTTGACTAATTGATATATTTCCAGAATTTACAAATGGCATAACTCGCATAACTGAACAAAGATCAGCAATTAAATCAAATGCTTTCTGCTGTTGTGTGATATTTACATTTAAAGAAAAACGTGGCTCTTGCCCTCCTTTACCATCATCAACTAAAGTCCCGCAATATTCACTTACTGATTTAAAAGTAAATTTATCTAAATTAGTTTCAGAAATTGCACAACCATAGCGTGTATTTGTTAAAACATCATATAAAATCCAAGCCGGATCAGTTGTCCATTCTTTATCTGTTTTAAAACTTCCATCAAAAGTTCCAGAATAAGTTATACGGCCAGTTGATAATTCAACAGTGGCATTATGAGGAATTTTTACTTTAATTCCCCTTAACCTGAAAACTCTATTTGGGACTCTTGGATGTTGTTCGGCTCCAAGTCTTAAAGCACAATGAGCAGTATTTAAATAAGCATTTTGTTGATAGACAATATTTGTTGCAGAGTTCAAACTAAAATTATTAACAGTAGAAGATCCGGCATCATTAGTTTCTCTTTCTACTCTAATTACGACAGGATAAGAAGTAGTTGCACTAAAGTTAACTAAATAATCTCTAAAATATGCATTTGTTGACCGACCTTTAACTGTATCGTCTATAACTGTCGTGGTTGTTCCGTTATTTTCAATAGTTTTAATTAATAATCTTACTGTTGAGCCATGAGTTTCTCCATCATCATCAAAAAATTGCATAGCAGCAAATCTTAAAGTAATTCTGCAAGCGTTAATAGATGGATTCGAGGCAGAAACAGTATGTGAGGCAGAACTTGATTTTGTTACGGCTACACCAATTGGTACTTCTGTCTCTATATTATTTATTCCTCCAATAAAAGTTTGGTCAGATGTTCCTAGCCTAAAATCAAAACCTGTTTCCTGAAAATTAAAATCTGTGTCGTCTGGATTTTGCACTTTTGCTAAAAATTCAGAATCTGATAAACCTGAAGCTACATTAAGTACTGGTGTTTTATTTAAAAATATATCGGTTTTGCAAGCTGTTTTATAAGCTGCATTTGTTGAAGCTATTCCTCTTTTGTGTGGTGTAGCAAACCCTGCTATCTCACCCTCAGATAAAACATCAACAACTGTTATAAATTGTTTGCTTGAAAGAGCATTAGATGGAAGTTTTGGGTTTCTTAAAACAGTATTTTGATCAAACTCTTTTATGCTCATTAGTTACCTCCTTCAACTTGTACTGTGTCTATACCATTTGAGACATTAATTGAACCTGTTAAAATTTCTCCGAAAACTAAATTAACAGGAACACCTGCTTGACTCACGTTAGTAAGTCCAGTAAATGAATAGTTAGCAGCAAAAGCTGCAGGATCTTCTTGGCTCATGCCAGAAGGTCCTGTTTGACTTCTTTGTGGAGAAAGCAAACTATTTATTCCTGAAAAAAGTAATTGAGTTCCTATAGTCTTTAAAACAGATCCAAATATAGTTTTAGCTGCAAATTTCTTTGCCCCCCATTTTAATGCTGCACCTATAAAAATAGAAAAAAAGTTACCATGCGCCATTGGAACAATTTTTATTATTTGATCTGTTTTTAAATTTATTATTTCTTCGGTTATTAATAAATCTCCACATATAATTTGATAAGGTTGAAGTGCCATATGCTCTTCAATTCCT